AGTGCTACATATAATCCAATGAGTATTAATGAGGATTACTTCTTTCCGCAAACAGCAGAAGGAAGAGGATCAAAAGTTGATACACTACCGGGTGGAACTAACTTAGGTGAGATAGATGACCTTAAATTCTTTACTAACAAACTGTTTAGAGGTTTAAGAATACCAAGTTCTTACTTGCCAACTGGTCCAGATGATGGACAACAACAGTACAATGACGGTAGAGTTGGTACTGCATACATTCAAGAACTAAGATTCAACAAGTATTGTGCAAGACTACAATCAATGTTGAACCCAACATTCGATGAAGAGTTCAAAATATGGATTAAATCCAAAGGTTACAACATAGACAACGGTATGTTTGAACTAAAACTTAATCCACCACAAAACTTTGCACAGTATAGACAGACAGAAATGGATCAAACTAGAATTCAAACGTTTTCTCAGATAGCAGAACTACCATATATGTCAAAAAGATTTGCGTTAAAGAGATATCTTGGACTTACTGAAGAAGAAATGGCAAGAAATGCTGAATTATGGGCAGAAGAAAACAACATTCCACAAGGTAAGAAAACAAAAGGCAATCAATTACGTGGTGCAGGAGTTACACAGGCAGGAATTGCAAGTGATCTAGATCAATTTGAAGAGCCTACAGCAGATACAGAAGCACCATCTCCAGAAGCACCAGGCGGTGGAGCACCAGGACAAACACCAGGTGGTGGTGGAACTATACCAGGTGGCACAGGTGGAGGAACACCTGCATAAGGTTAAATACTGAAAATGAAACTTTTAGAATTCTTTACATACGGACCAGAAGGCTTTGAGCAGGACAAAAACTACGAGCCAGACAACGATATTTCTGTTTTAGATAAAGATGACACAAGAAAAACACGTCTAACACTAAAAGATATCAATGATATGAGATTAGCATCTGAAGAACATGATGCACAACAGAAGGAAGAAGCCGTATTTGTTCAAAAAATGTACGGTGCACCAGCACAAGACGATAACTTAGAGTTATAATGTCGACCCCAGCATTTGTATTAGGTAACGGTGAATCACGTAAGGGCATAAAAATTGCCGATATGCAAAAACACGGCAAAGTGTATGCTTGTAATGGAGTTTATAGAACAGAAACTCCAGATTATTTGGTTGCAGTAGATCCTAAAATGGTTTTAGAAATTTCTGAGTCCAACTATCTTGTAAATCATCAAGTATGGTCAAATTTTAATGCACAATATAATAAAAATCAAAAAATATTAGATCATGTGCAATGGTTTAAGCCAAGTTTAGGATGGAGTTCGGGTCCAACAGCATTGAGAATGGCACTAGATCATGGTCATAAAGAAGTTTATATGCTTGGTTTTGATTATCAAGGACACCAAATGAAAGACAAAAATACTCACAGATTCAAATTTAATAACCTATTCAAAGACACAAGAAATTATAAAAGAGGCAAAGATGATGCAACATTCTATGGAAATTGGATGAATCAAACCAAACGTTGCGTACAAGATTTCAAAGATGCAAAATTTTATCGTGTTATACCTGAAGGATGGTTCAAACCTAAGGATCTTGACTGGAATGATAACATGACTCACGTGTCCACAAAAGATTTTTTATCAAAATTTGATCTTCAACAACAAATTTAACAAAAAGACCCATTTTTGTACCATTAATACCGCCGTTTTTACTGTTTTATCGTAAATAATAACACTTATAAGTACAAATCGAATGCATTAAAAGGAGCACGTGTAATGACAACAAATAAGTTTGAACAATTACTAGAACTTCTAATTAACGAAGAACAAGATAAAGCAGAGGCTTTATTTCATGAAATCGTTGTGGAAAAATCTAGAGACATTTATGAAGGTTTAGCAGAAGAAACTACTGCTGAGTCTAAAGAAGAGTCTAAAGAAGAGTCTAAAGACGAAGTTAAAGAGACTTCAGAAGAGTCTAAAGACGAGAAAAAAGAAGAAGTTAAAGAAACTGAAGCATCTAAAGATGAAAAAGTTGAAGAAACTTCAGAAGAAACTAAAGAAGACGAAAAAGTTGAAGAAACTGCTGAAGAAGAAGTAAAAGCAGACGAGTCTGAAAAAACAGAAGAAGAGTCTATTGAAGAAGTTGGTGGCGACGCTACTGATGAATTAGTAAAAGACATTTCTGCTGACGAAGAAGGCGAAGGCGAGAAAGCGGCTGACGATATGGCGGCTGACATGGATGCTGATGCTGGAAACGGTGAAGAAGAAGGCGAAATCGAAGACAGAGTAGTTGATTTAGAAGATGCTTTAGACGAATTAAAAGCAGAATTTGAGGCAATGATGGGCAAAAAAGACGGTGAAGAAGAAAAAGAAGAAGAAGCCGTTGTAATGCCAACAGAAACTCCAATTGAGATGCCAGTGGAAAGCAAAGAAGCAACTAAAGAAACTGTAAAAGAGTACAAAATACAGAAAAGTGCTGACAATGCTGACCATGCTGACGCAAAGGCATCGCCAGTTAAAGATGCAGGCAATAAATTAGTATCAAAAGGTGCTAAAAATATTGCTCAAGGATCTGCAGAAGAAAAAGGCAGACCGGCACCAACTGCTCAGAAAATGAGTGATTTTGAGAATACTCCGGGTAAAGACAAAGGCACTTCAATGAAAAAAGAAGTTAAAGCCGACAAAGCGGATCATTCAGACAAATCAGCAAAAAGTCCAATTACTAAATCGTAATTGAAACTTTTAAAAGGAGTTTGGAATGTCACTTTATCTTAGAGAACACCTAACATACGATCAGGCGAGAGTACAGATCTTACACGAAGGCGAACATGGTAAGGATTTGTACATGAAAGGTATCTGTATTCAGGGTGGAATTAAAAATGCTAACCAAAGAGTTTACCCAGTAAACGAAATTGGTAAAGCAGTTAAAACACTTAATGACCAGATCAGTTCAGGCTATTCTGTATTAGGTGAAGTAGATCATCCAGACGATTTAAAGATTAATTTGGACCGTGTGTCTCACATGATTACTGAAATGTGGATGGACGGACCAAATGGATATGGTAAAATGAAAATTTTACCAACACCGATGGGTCAACTTGTCAAAACGATGTTAGAATCAGGTGTGAAATTAGGCGTATCCAGTAGAGGTAGTGGAAACATTAACGAATACGGAAGCGGCGAAGTTTCAGATTTTGAAATAATAACGGTTGATGTTGTGGCCCAACCTTCGGCACCGGGTGCTTACCCAACGCCAATTTATGAACATCTTATGAATACAAAAGGTGGACATATGGCAAAGGGTCTGGCCGCTGAAGTTCGAAATGACAAAAAAGCACAAAAGTATCTAAAAGATGCACTAACAAATATAATAAAGGACCTAAAATAACATGATAGACGCAATATCAAAACTTGTTGAATCAGGAGCAATATCAGAAGATGTTCAAAAAAGCATCCAAGAGGCTTGGGATTCAAAAATCAAGGAAAATAAAGAAACTGTAGGTGCTGAGTTGAGAGAAGAGTTTGCTAAAAGATATGAACACGACAAAGCAAACATGATTGAAGCAATAGACAAAATGATGTCAGAGAAATTATCTGAGGAAATCACAAAGTTTGTTGAAGATAGAAAAGCACTTGCACAAGAAAAAATCGCTTACAAAGAAAATGTAGGCAAACATTCTGCTAAATTAGAGAATTTTATTCTTTCTAAATTATCAGAAGAGTTAAAAGAACTACATGGCGACCGAAAAGGTGTTCATGAAAACTTTAAGAAAATGGAAGAGTTCGTTGTAAACGCTCTTGCAAAAGAAATTAAAGAATTCCATGAAGACAAAAAAGGCGTTGTGGAAACTAAAGTTAAACTAGTAGCAGAAGCGAAAAAACAAATGGCTAAAATGAAAGAAGCATTTGTAGCAAAATCTGCTAAAGTAGTAGAAACTGCTGTTAACAAAAAACTTGCTGAAGAAATAGCACAGTTGAAAGAAGACATCACTTCTGCTAGAGAAATTAACTTTGGTAAGAAAATATTCGAAGCGTTCAGTTCGGAGTATCAGAACTCATACTTAAATGAGAAATCAGAGACTGCGAAATTAATGAAAGTGGTTGATGAGACTACTCTGAAGTTAAAAGACGCTGAGAAGGCTGTTGAAGAGAAACAAGCGGTGATTGAATCTAAAGATGTCGAAGCAAAAAGACAATCAGATTTGATGGAACGCAAGGAAAAAATGGCCGAGATGCTCAAACCATTGGGCAAAGAAAAGGGTGAAGTTATGGCTCAACTACTTGAAAGTGTACAAACTAGCAAGTTGCAGGCTTCATTTGACAAGTATCTACCTCACGTGATGTCAGATAAACCAGTTGCATCAACTAAACAAGTTATTAGTGAAGCAAGTGGCGACAGAGCAAAGAGAGAAGATGCTGATTTAACAAATATTCGTAAGTTGGCGGGTATATAATATAAACTAAGGGGAAAGATCAAATGTCAGAAATATTTGAATCTAAATGGGGCGAAACTAAACAGGCCCTAACTGAAGGTTTAGAAGGTAACAAGAAAAAGACTATGGATGTGGTCTTAGAAAATACTAAAAGGTATTTGTCAGAGCAGGCTACTGCTGGGGCAACATCTGCTGGTAACGTTGCTACTCTAAACAGAGTGATTCTTCCAGTAATACGTAGGGTTATGCCTACTGTTATAGCGAACGAGATCGTTGGTGTACAACCAATGACT